ATGGGCACCATCACCGCGAGGAAGCGTAAAGACGGCAGCACGGGTTTTACCGCGCAGATCGTGCGAAAGAAAGGCGGCGCGATCGTCTGGCGAGAGGCAAAAACGTTCGACACGAAGCGGGAAGCCAATTCGTGGATGGTCTTCCGTGAAGACGAACTTGATAAACCTGGGGCACTGGATCGCGTGACCGCCGGGCGCACCACACTTGCCGACGCGATCGACCTCTACGTGAAGGAGAGGAAAGAAATTGGCCGGACGAAGGCGCAGTGCCTTCGCTCCATCAAGAAGTACAAGATTGCGTCTATGGACTGCAGTGCGATCAAGTCGAGCGATATTGCAGCTTTCGCCCGTGAATTGCTTGCCGGAGGTAGGAAGCCGCAAACAGTCGGCAACTACGTCTCACACCTATCCGCAGTCTTCAAGGACGCGAGGGTCCTATGGGATATCCCGCTCGACTACCAGGCGATGCGAGATGCGCAGGCGGCACTAACCCGGCAGGAGACAATATCGAAGTCTGCAAAGCGGGACCGCCGCCCTTCCCTCTCTGAACTCGATCTCTTGATGCAGTACTTCGTTGAGCGCCAGGCCCGCGCTCCGCAATCGGCGCCGATGCATAAGATTATTGCCTTCGCCCTCTTCAGTACTCGTCGGCAGGAGGAAGTTACCACTCTTAAGTGGGCGGACTTGGATGAGCAGCATAGCCGCATCTTGGTTCGCGACATGAAGCACCCAGGGCAGAAGAAGGGGAATGATGTTTGGGTTGAGCTTCCGCCTGAGGCACTGGCAATCATCAAGTCAATGCCGCGCAAAAATCCGGAAATATTCCCCTACACGACAGATGCCATCGGCGCGGCCTTCACGCGCGCGTGCCAGTTCCTTGGTATCAATACCGAACAGATGCCCGACGAGGACCGGCTACATTTCCATGACCTCCGGCACGAAGGAGTGTCGCGCCTTTTCGAGATGGGGCGCACCATTCCGCTCGCCGCCTCCGTCTCTGGCCACCGATCGTGGGCCAGTCTCAAGCGATACACGGACATCCGTCAGACCGGTGATAAATATGAAAATTGGAAATGGCTGCCTGTCGTGACTGACACAGTTTGACAAACGCCAATGTAACCGCCCTCCTCTTCCAAGTCGTTGTTGCTGACATCAACTGAAAGAAGGAGAAAAAATAATGACTGAGAAGATGACAACAGACCAAGCAGCCGCATACATCTGCAAGTCGGCAAGCTGGCTCCATAAATCCCGAATGACGGGAACCGGCCCGGTTTACCTCAAGATCGGCGGCGCCGTCCGCTATCTCGTTTCCGATCTCGACGCTTGGCTAGCTGGCACTCGCCGCACCGGTGTCTATGCTCACTGCAACGATAATGAACGTGCGAGGTCGGTGGCGTGAAGATGGTCAACTACAAGCAGCAGAAGACGGTGGAGATCATCGAGGACGCCATCCGCTTCGCCGAAGCGTTCAAGGAAGAACGTCGGGCTGCTGCGGAACGTATCGCCTATCTTCAAATTCGATGTGACTTGCACCCGCCGCGCGTTCCTCCCTCCCCTTGACCGCTCCATTTCGCGTTATTAGGTTCTATCTGCGGCCTCACCATCCGCGACCACCACAGAGGAGACATGCAAAGCTGCCGCCGGCACGATGCCGGCCGGCGATGGTCGCCTATGGTAGTGGTGGAATATGGATCAATCTCGACAGCAGAAAGCCGCTCAAATTTACGCCAGGTCGGCGCTGCCGCTAGACCCAGAAAAGGGCTGGCAACGTGAAGATGTCCAGGTCGCCTTCGTGGCCGGCATGGAAGACCGCGGTATCGCACGACTCCTCAGCCTGCCTGAGGTCGCGGAGATTCTAGCGGTATCCGCCTCGGTCATTCGCGATCTGGTGAAGTATGGTGAGCTCGCCTACGTTCACGCCGGGAGAGGCACCGAGCGAAAACATCTGACCTTCAGTGTCGCCGAGATAGAAGGCTTCATCAAGCGGCACACCGAGCGCCAGCACTACGTCCTCGGCGCTAAGACCCTTCGCCACGGAACACGCAAGCGGGCGCACGAACTCGCAGTCGAGCGAGCCACCACAGGCAACAAAGATTGGTTCGCAAGGACTCGAGCCGAGTTGAAGGCAAAGAAGAAATGACCGCGGTCCTCGACAAGATCTACACCGCCGATGAGGCCGCTGAGCGTCTTCGGCTTACGAACCGCGCTGTTATCAAGATCGCTCGCCAGTACGGCTTATGTTCGCGGCGAGGCCGGAACTACCTCTTCTCCGAGGCTGATCTGTTGGAACTTTGGGAGGTAATGCGCGAGAAGGCGACGGAGCCTCGGCGGCCCACGGTCAAGGCTGCACCCGCTAGAGACTTCTTCAAAGATAATTTCTGGCACTTTAGTCCGTCTGTATCCGTAGATCGGCGCGAGATGGAGGTTCTCCGTTCGTTGAATAGTCAAAAGGTGCCTCACAGCCACAAGCAGATCGAGCGAGCCGGTCCACGCACAATAGAGTTTTTTCTAAAACAAGGCTTCGTGATGGAAGTCGACCGTGACGAAGATGGAGACTCGATCGTTGCCATCACAGATAAAGGGCGCGAGCAAATCGCAGTTGTCGACAGATGGATCGATCACCGCGTCAAGCATGGAAAAAGCGCAGGTACCTGGGCAAGGCACCTAAAGCTGAAGAAATGACCTATTTAATTGGTCAACGCCAGCGGAAGGTAGCGAGAGCCGCACTGACATTCAAAAGTCAACAAGATCATCGATAAAGACGTCGCGCCGGCTTTCCTCTTCCATTTTCGCAATATGTCGATCTAGCTCGTTCACCCGCCTGTTGAACAAGTCTGCGAGCCCCTTGAGATAGTCTCGAGTAATTCCCACGATACGGCCATTCTGATCTCGGCCATTTCGGTGAACACACGCATGACGGATTTTGGTAGCCTCTATTGCTTTGTCGCGGGCGCTCTTGTCCGAAGGGAGAAAGTGGAGGTCAATTGCCGCTCTGAGCATTCCATTGACATGTTCAAAGCGATGGAATTGTGTTCTTCGAAGCTTTGCAACCACCAACTCACGAACGAAATTAGGATTTTCGGCTACTGAAACTAAGGAGACTTGCTCACTCTTAAGGTCTGGGTGCCACCTGATGATTGATTTCAGCACCGCGTCTTTTTGGTGAGCGAGGCCAACGACAGCATCTGATAAATAGGCCTCCAGGATCGAGAATAGTTGAACTAGAAGCATCCTGTTTCTTCCGGACGTTTCAGAAGCCTCGCCGAGCTCATTCAATAGCTTTCTCCATTCGGAAATCGCATCGGTGTAGTTGCTGTAAGGATGTGCCTCCGGTTCAAGCTCCTCCAGCCATTCATCTTCTCGGTAGTCATGATGCGTTATCTCAACGATCGTATTCGGATCGCCAGAGATATGGCCACTCCAGTGCAGCAAATGCGCCGTGACGGTGACATCGCTGCTCTGCCCGCAACTTTCACACTCAACCTCAAGCACAGTAGAAACTTCGACATTTTCGCCGTCTGCCGACAAGTTGGGATGCGGCAGATTGACCGTCCATGCCTCGCATGGGTCTCCGCAGACAGGACACCTATAAAGAAGCTGAAACTCTTCTTTGATTTCCATTCTTGCCCCCCCAAAGAGTTTTCGCCCGTTTTCTTCTTAAGTACTCGTCAGGCCATTGAGAAGCCGCTTTCAAAGGGCGAACAGAGTTTGGTGCCAGATGGCGGTCGAGATACCGCTGCAGGAGCTGATTGAGGATGCGGTGAAGGCGGGATGGGAGGAGACGGAGGTCATCACCGCCGTCATCGAGGTCGCTGACAGCCTCATGCTCGCCGCCGGTTCGAATGCAGAGCTGGAGGCGCTGCTGCATGCGCTGAAGCGGAAGCTAGAATGATGGGGGCTGCTTTGCCCCAGAAGCGGTCCTTCTAAAGCATGCAAACCCGAAAGTGGCCATTCGCGTACCCAAGAAATTCTGATCGATGATATCGGTACAACCTCAGACAAAATGCGTCAAAACCCGCTGTAGGTCTGTCTCATCAGCTTCAAGCCTGCTTACGTCACCCGTCTCGTCCAAGCTTTAGGTTATACAATTCCGTCTGTGTGGATGAGATAAGGTCCTGAGACGGCGTCCATCCGAAGGCGTCAAAGAACTCAGCTATCATGGAAAGAGAGATGTCCTTTGGATCTCCAAGCAATAGGTCTGATGTCCGTATGGACCTCTCAACCGTAATGCTTTCCGCACTGGTGACCATTGGAGACAGGAAATCCAACCGCATTGGGTCCTCAACCCAGAGTCTTCGCCCCCGTGAGTTACCCAGTACGACATGAATTGTCGCACCTTCTTTGTACAATCCTGCCGCTCGTAGACGGTGGGCAAATTCGGTGACTTCAGTAACCGTGTACATGAAGCTGCCAACCGCAAGGACTGGCCCTTTCGGCACATTGCCCTCCTTACTAAGGCCCTCACGGAGGGCCTTGTAGTGCAGGAACTGCCCGCTTTTATACATACGCCAGAATTCGACATGGTGGTACCAATCACACCAGTCTTGGGCATATTCCGCATGGTGTTCGTACCCGCCATGCTTGTCGTTCCGTGCCGCAATGTGAGGGTAGTCCCAACCGCGTAGCGATACGCTTGCGTTTTTTACCACCTCGCGTGCGGTCACGACCGTTAAGGACTCAGGGATCACGGTCGGGCGGATCACCACACGGACGAAACCGGCAGCCTTTATCTTTTCCAGTAGGCCAACGCGCATCATAAGCCGCCAAGCTCCTTGTCGAAAATCTCCGCCATCTTGGCAGCTAGAGCGGATGGGCCGGGGGGCGCGGCAGCTTCAACGGCCTTGGCCTCCAGGCCCAAATTTTGAAAGTGCCGCATCGTCTGGATTGCTGCGCGTTCGATGATATCGCGCATGTCGTTTGCATCGCTGACACGGGCACTCTTGGGTCGTCCGGTTTTGCTGCGGTAATAGAGTGCTCCGGCTTGCAACTCGTTTCTGGCGCCGCCATCTTTCGCGCAGATTACGGGTGTTTTTTCAAATGGCGCGACAGTGATTACTACAAAATACAGTCCAGACGCGTCGGGTACTTTATCAACCGAAAAGGAGACGTGCGGGTCGGCGAAAACGCCTACTCTGTCCATCATGGTGTCGGGGATGAAGCTATCAAGTTGCTCTGGGGTCATCCCCTGTCGCTCTAAGGTCTCGTCTTCAATCCCTATCACGATTCGCCCACCATCCTGGACGTTCGCCATAGCAAGGATGTCTTTGATTAGCCCCACTTCCCAACCCATCGCGCCTTTGAACTCAAGGCTGTCGCTCTCCTGCGCACCCTGTATCAGTTCCTCGAGTTCTTCAGTGGTCACTTCCTGGCAGCCCCGCAAGCAGATAGCTGAACTGTTGCTCGAAAAGGTCTGTCGGCGCAAGAGGACATTCGGTCATCAAACGAGCAGTTCGCCATCATCACGGATGGGTACCGGGCGCTTGGTCATGCCTGATGTTACATCAGCGAGTTCTTAATAACATTCATCATTGACTCATCGCATCGAATGAGAACATAATCAGAACATCGGAGCCGCAATGCGGCGGCGCTCCCTATGAAAAATACAAAAGAAGAACGCGCGAAAAGCGCGAAGGAGAAGTCGTGTCCGAAGCCGAGAGGCCTAGAAAACTGGTTTCGCTGAGAGACGTGCCGGAGGAGATAATCGAGATTGCCTGCACGCAATGCGACTTTCGGCAGGAGATGTCAAAGGCTGAACTTCTTAAGACCTGCTCGCCTGATGTGCTGCTTGAAGTCCTCGTCATGACCGCAACGAAGGACTGCGATCATCGACGCGCCTATGGGAACCAGCCGCCGTGTGGCGTCTATACGGATCAGGTGCGCAGCGCCGAGGCGGCTATTCTGCAGAGAAGGGAGAGCGAGCGAAGGGAAAGAGAGGAAGCAGCCCGCCGACGCGCGGAAGAGGAAGGCCGCCTGGGCGAGCGTGTGAAGAACGCCGCAATTCGGGTCAGCGACTACAATGGTTGGATGGGCTGGCAGAAAATCCCAGAAGGATCGAAGCCTCGATACCGCTGGCAACATAGCTGGGCGGAAGAAGAGCCGGAGGATTTCATCGGCCTCGACGGCACCCAGCCGATCGGCAGGGTCTTCCAGCTTGAGGCGGCGGCCACCAGCAAGGATATCTGGTTCTGGATTTTGTACGGCGTCGAAGGGTGTCGTCGGAAGCGCCCAGGAAAGGGCAGCGGTTGGGAGGGTTCGCGGCTAGACGCCATGTGCCGGGTCGAGCAGCTCTATGAAGAAATGAACAGCAAACGATATGCCTAGCGTCGAATACAAGGGCTTTGCCCATCCCGCACGGGAAGCCCAGATACCCAGACTGACCGATGCGCATATGCTGGGCCAGTATGTGAAGATCACCTGCCGCTGGTGCAAGATCACGAGGACGTACCGCCCGTTGGACATTCTGAAGCTCGTGGGCGATGTTCATGTCCTGAAGCTCCAGCACCGGTTCCGATGCGAGAAGTGCGACCGGAAGAACTACATGGAGGTGGAGTTCAAGAGCGTGATGGGTAGCGAGATCGTCGGCATGCAGATCCGCGAGCTCGTGGAAATCAGGATGGTGAAAAAGCCGATCTGGCGCGACAGGAAGCTTTAAGGGGAGAAGAGCGGAATGTGCAATCTCTACAACGTCTCGACCAACCAGGAAGCCATTCGGAGGTTGACGAAGTCATTCGACCACCTGGGCAACCTGCAGCCGTCTCTGGACGTCTACCCGGACCAGATGGCGCCGATCGTCAGGAACAACGGCGGCGAGCGCGAAGCGACATGGGTGAGATGGGGAATGCCGAGCTCGCAAAAGGCGCTCATGGACGCGGCGAGCAAAAGGGCCGGCAAGCTGCGGGCCAAGGGCAAGGACGTGGATTTCAACGAGCTGCTGAAGATGGAGCCCGACCGCGGCACGACGAACATCCGCCGCGTCGATAGCAAGCATTGGCGCCGGTGGCTCGGAGAGGGAAACCGCTGCGTGGTCCCGTTCACCCGATTTGCCGAACCCGATCCGGCCAGTGCCGGCGGTGGCCGCATTCCGAACGCATGGTTTGCCGGCGACGAGAGCGAGCCGCTGATGTTCTTCGCCGGGATATGGGTGAAGGATTGGGAATGCGTCCGCAAGGTCAAGGACGGACTGATCACGTGCGATCTGTTCGGCTTTCTGACGACGGACCCGAATGGCGTCGTCGGTCCTATTCACCAAAAGGCAATGCCGGTGATCCTTCGGAACGAGGATGAGATCGAGACCTGGCTGTCAGCGCCCTGGGAAGAGGCGGGAAAGCTACAAAGGCCCCTGCCCGATGATGACCTGGTTCTGCTGCCGAAACGCGAGGAAGAGGCACCGGAGCCGCAAGGCTTGCTGCTGTAGCCGTCCACAAGGAGAAGCGCGATGCAGATCGACATCGAGACTGCGGAACGACAAACCAGAGAAACAAAAATCCGCTATCGTCGCCTCATGGAGCGGCTCTCGACCATGAAGCGGCCGGACCGCGAAGTAGATGTAGAGATGGCGGCGTTGATCGGCCGCAAGAAGGTGGAGCAGCGCGAGGATGGCGAATGGTACGCGGACGGGAAAGTCATTCCCCGCTACACGGCCTTTCGCGAAGCTGCTCTTGCCTTGTGGTGGGAGTGCTTCCCCGCCGATTGGGATGAACCGCCGGACGATGCCGACGCCATAGAAATCTGTTGGTGGAACGCCCAGGAAACCGAATACTAAACGCAGGAGACCAGCAGCATGGCCGACGAAGGACGCACAAGCCAACCGGAATCATCGGTTCACGTAAACCATTATTGCTGCATTGAAGGATGTGGGGAGTGGGGAGGCTTTGGCTTCGCCAGGACCAGGGCGGAGCCGGTCACATGGTGGTGCTATGAGCACTATCCGCAATGGGATGAGATCAAGAGAAACGCTCGGGCATCCACCCGCTAGCGCAGATGGAAATGGAAGCGGCAGGCTACCGCTCCCCTCTCCTGATGATCCGGTCAATCTTCCGCTGATCGGCCGGCGTGGCACCACGAGCCCCTCAGAGGTCAGTCCCCACCACCCGCCGCAGCCCCGATACACTTTTCGGCGCCGAAGTCCCACAAGCCGTGAGGACAAACGTCGAAATCACCACGAGCCCGATCCGAAGCGTCACCTGCTTCATTGTTCTGCCTTTCGATGGATAGACGAGCCTCGTCATCGGCCTGTTTCCAGGACCAGCCACCGATGAATACGAGGATGAGGAGGATACCGAAGGCACCAAGAATGCGGGGCGTAGAAGTCATCACGCCCTCAGCTTCCGATAGATGCCATAGAGGGTCAAAACAACAATTATCACGGCGATGGCAATCCGGGTAAGATAAGGAGCGAGAGCCCGACCTCACGCGAATGATGCGGTCGCCCCACCCCGGAAACCTCCAGAAGCTTGAATTGTTAGGGGTAAGAGGAGGTGCGCTATGGGATTAAACAGCTCCCAATATTGGATGCAGTATCTCGCCCTCAGGGACGGCAAGTCCGCCGGCTTTCCGCTTCACAAGGAACTGGAGCAGGAGGGCGGAACGAGTTCTAAACCTCTCGAAATCCCCTCTTCTAAGGAAGGGAACGAAGAGAAGGATGCCCCGACAGAACTGCATTAGGTGAGTCGGCTATTTCCTAAATCCGGCATTTTGCCGGCACTAATCATTGTTGGAGGCGGAGCCGCCGGCATGCCCTGTCCCGTTTGCAATGACCAGAAGGAGCCCGACGCGTCGCGCGTGTTTCGGTCGGTGATTAAGGTGGCGGGGAAGAGGGTGAGTTAGCCCCTGGTCGTCCGCCTCGGTGCGTTCTCGTAGAGACGATCAAGCCGTTCGTGGACGCCGTCGATACGGTTTCCGACACTCTCGATGGCTCTAAGCAGTTGCGTGGTCTGTTCGGCTTGGCTGGCCTTGGTTGCGAACGTTTCGGCAGCATGCAACTTATGAGCCGCAAGGTCTTGCGCCACCTTCTCCGTGTCCTTGCGGTTCGCCGTGAGCTTGCCGTCGAGGTACTTCCAGACACCGAAGATCGAGCCGAATACGGTGATGAAGAAACCGACGACGTACATCAGTTCGGCGCCCGTCATGCGAACGCCCCCATGCCAATCGCGAGGCTGAACAGGTGCCAGCGCAACGCTGCTTTGAATTTGGTCACTTGCCGCCCTCCCCGCGAAGCGCGTTGTCTCGATCGATGATGAAATCCCGGAGCGCCAGATGCCGGCGGTAGCAGGCCAGCAGCGCCTCACGGTCGGTTATCCAGAGGTCTTCGGCCTGCTCCTGCGTCAGCGGCTCGGTGCCAAGGTCAGCGGGCCGTGCGCACGCCTTGAGAAGCGCGCTGTCCGGCCTCGCAATCTGCGGCGGTTTCACCGGGCTAACGGACTTTGTTGATGCGCTGCACGCTGCCAGAGCCAAGGGCAGCGCGGCCAGCATCAGGATCTTGCTGAGCTTCACGCCGCAGTTCCTTTCTCAGTTTGGTGATTTCGTCTTCTTTGGCGGCGAGATCGGCCAGCGCGTCGGCTTCCCGCTTCTTCGCGGCGTTGTTCGCGATGGCCTGCCGACGCTGCTCATTGGCATCGGCCTCAGCCGCCGCGGCGCGCTCCCGGTCATAGACGGCGGTGGCTGCGGCATAGCCACGGTCGTAAACCGTGTCGTAGGCCCACCACGCGGCCAGGAGAACGAGGGAGCCCGCCAGCGCGTAGCGAGCTGCCTTGGTGGCTAGGAGGGAGAGCATCACGAGACACCCTGCAGGCAGACCTTGAGTTCGGCCGCGCGCCGATTCACGAGACCCTTGACCACCTTGCCGCCGGCACGGTTGAACCGGGTCCAGGCGTGGCAGCTTTCCTTGATCTTGCCTTCGCGGGCCAGCCTTGCCGCCGTGGAACTGCAGGCCGCACCAACGCCGACGTTATAGGCTACCGAGATGGAGGCAGCCTTCCAGCCTGCCGGCTTCTGGTCGAAACCGGAGATGCACTGGGTCAGCGGCCGGTAATAGTCGTTTACGACGCGCACCAGCAGCTTGTCCTCGCATTCCTTCTTGGTGAAGGTCATGCCGGGGCGAATGCCCTTGGTCTCGCCGTAGCATGCCGTCCACACACCGACGATGTCAGGATAGGAGCGAAGCTCCAGGCCTTCCCACGGCTTGATGAGGGCGGAGATGGATAGCAAAACGGCGGCCGTTGCGCCGCCGATTGCCTTCTTATTTATGGTCATTGGTAACTCCTTGGGAGAGAAGTCTTGCGCCCCACGCAGCCGCCAGCAGCGCGATGGTCACCCACCACGGGAGGAAGTCAGCGAAATACGGGACGACGTTGAGAACTAGGTCGGCGATCGCCGCCGCCTCGATAAGGCGAAGCGACCAGGCGCGCTTGGCTATGCCGCGCCAGTCAGGGAGGAGGTGCATGATTCTCGCGATGTTGAAGGAACGTTGAAGAGGATGCGATGTTTGGACGCCATCGCACCACACTTCACTCCTATGGTGCGCCGCTGCGAGCCCCCGCCCCCGAAGCATTAAGGTCGCAGCACAGAGGCCTGGTGGAGTGGAACCCGCCAGGCCTCTTTCATGTTCAGCTACGTCAAATGACCAATTTGTCGGGCACCCTTGGTGGCACTAGAATTTGGTTGCTGCGGCAATCCCACACCTGCTTGCGGTGGAGAGAGGTCCGCGCGTTCCCAACCAGCCTCGCGCGGGCCTCTCACCCGAGAGCAAGCGGGAACAGAACCTGTGCCGAAATGTTCGGGCAGGTCGCGGCTAAGCTGCCATTGACCTCCCCGCGACCGTAGGACCGGCAGGAGCGCGAACTGCCGGTCCTATGCTTGCCTTAATCGCCCAGGCGCAAAAATCAGCAGCTTGTGGTGCCGGTGCAAAGTATTACTGGACCTAGATCGGTGGCCTATGCGCCGACCGAGATTTGGTATATCCGGATCAATGTTGCATAAACTCGGTTGGCCCAGAAGACAGTAATGGACGCTCGCGCTATTCCCGCCTCAGAGAGGTCGCATCAAGCGGTCCCGCAAAGTAGACAAATATACTCTCTGGACCACCTACGTTTCTTTGCTGCGAGCTTGGTTTTCGCACATCATTTTAGCTTTAGCGTAGTGCCAAGCCAGTCACATGGGTGGATGCAATACATCGCTGAATCGTGGCTTCGATGGGGATCCAACGGAGTTTCACTATTTATCGTGCTCTCTGGTTTCATTTTTGTAACCATTTGCCACGGCAAAGAAATCATTTACCACAAGTTCATCATCAATCGGGTCCTGAGAATATTCCCGCTTCTGACCGTGGTAATGCTGTTGCTCCTGACGACAGCCAGGGCCTCATGGTCACCACTAGATCTGCTTCGTTTCATCCTCCTCCAGATGAACACAGGCAATGCCGTAACGGGTTGGGGGAATGAGTTTCTACCCTTTGGGATCACATGGACGATCGCGGTCGAATTCCAGTTCTACCTTCTGTTCCCGCTGCTTTTCGTCATTCTCAACCGCAGGGGTGGAGTTCAATCCATCCTCTGGATGATCTTGGCGTTCTATTTCCTTCGCCTTTTCCTCGGCCTAAGCAAAGGGGCCGAGATATATTACAATTCATACCACACACTGCTATCAAGGACCGATCAGTTCCTGATAGGTATGTTGGCCGCAAAGATTTGGATCACTAGTCGGCTTAACCGGAACGCCGCCCTATTTTTGTTATTCGCCGGACTTGGCATACTGACTGCCGATGTCCTTAACCATAAGGTCAACCTATATCGATTGACGATGGGCCTTACTGTCGAGGCGATTGCCTGGGCATTCGTAATCCTGGGATACGCCTCTATCTTCCGAGGGACTGGACTATTTTCCCGGCAGCTCGCGAAATTGGCGAATCTGACATTTTCCCTCTATCTTCTTCATCTGTTCTTTGGACGTCAGTTGTTTGAACGTGCGATTGAAAAAGGGTGGGGATTAGGTTCCCCGAGCCTAGATTTTCTACTCTATGCCTATCTCCCGACCCTCGCCTTGTCGGTCGTGACCTACATGGGGATAGAAAGACCCTTCCTGAAAATGAAGGTCAGCTATTTCCGCTAGACCACCCACCCCCTCAAAGTAGCGGTTCGGGACCGCTCCTTCTGTCTTGTTTCAGCTTCTTGATCGCGCGCACCGAAGAACCACATAAGGATCGCGGCAAGGCGCTCACCTCAGCAGCCAGCCGCAGGCCGGTGCCCAGTCTTGGGGTGCGCCGGCCGAAAGTCATCCGGCCGGCCACTCGATCGGCGCTATGCAGTCTCCAGCAGAGATATCCGTTCCGCCATCGCCTTCATTTCCGCTCTCTGCTCCAATACCATTAGCGTGAGGCTTTGAACGGCAGCTACGAGGTCAGGCGTCAATCGTCCGTGATCCACGGCCTGGTAGACCGGCCGTGTTCCCATCTTCACCCACTCAGCGCCCTCGATCTCGCCATTGCAGACGTTCTCAAAGACCTGTGCGGGAATGATCTGCTCCGACTGATCGCCCTGCGGCGGAATAACCTTCTCCGGGATGGTTGCCGTGCCGATGTCCTCCTCGGCATCTTTCTGGCCGCTCACAGCATGCGGTGCCGCCTGCTGAAGTTCGTGCGCGATGAAACCCGTCTGCAGTCCAGTCTCGGGATACTCCGACCAGGTGAAGCTCACCGGACGCATTGCCATCACCCGCAGGACCGCATCATCCAGCAGGTCGAATTGTTCGTCGGTGAGTGAGAAGCTTACCAGAGGCTCGACATTCGACTTCAGGCGGTAGTCGGACGCCGTCGAATAGGCGGTACCCGTGGCACTTGTATTAATGCTTCCGACATCGGTGTTCGCAGGGTTCTTGAACAAAATTGGCGCTGCCGTATCGACCCCGGCCCGCATGACAATGCCGTAACCTTGGTTGGCTCCGTAGCCAGACATGTAGAGCCGAGTGGCGTTCGCGACGGAACTGATGTCTAGCCATCCCGCAGGCGAAGCGTTTCCCATCAGGGCAATTGCGCCACTGGGAGTAATGCGGAGCCTACTGGAGTTGACCAACCCGCTGAAGAACCCGACGTCGAGCACTCCATTGCCAGCCAAATCCTGAAGAAGCGCCCAACTCCCAACCTGAATTCCGGCGCGTCTGGAAGCAGCGTGAGTAGACGCCGGCGCTACGAAGGCCGGCGGCGGAAAAGCTTCAGAGCTGGCCGCACCGGTAAGCACGCCGGTCATTGTGTCGCCAGCCTTGTTTACAGGGGTGAAGCCGAGCGAGTCCTGCTTGCCCGCGAGCGCTGCCTCGGTGGCAGTACTGACGGGCTTGTCGGCATCCGAGGTGTTGTCGACTTGATCAAGACCAATCCCTTGGCGAAACGCCGCCTCGTCTGCGTCGTCCAGGAGGGTCTTAGCGAAAGCGGATACACCCAACGTCGAAAGCAGCGCCGACGCATCCGGATCGTCCAGCAGCGTCCGAGCAAATGCCGTCAGCGCTGTGACATCCATCTGCCCCGCGCCGGTGAAGTACGGAAGCGTGTCTGCCGTGCCTTCAAGGCTTCCAAACGCCTCAAGATTTCCAGAACCGCCTAGCAAGTCCATCAAGGCGCGCGCCTGGGCGGAGAAGCGCGAGCCGTCACTCTGGTAGCGCAGGCGGTAGGAAGCACCCGAGAGCGCCCCTCCCTGCCACGGCTGGTCGAGCGTGAGGGCAGTGTTGCTTTCGACTGACCTCACGACGCCCGTATAGCCGTTTGCGAACAGCAGATCGCCCTCGCGGAAGCCTGCCGCCACCCAGCCTGTGTCAACACCGGTTACTGCTGTTCCGTCGGCCGCAACCGAAATCGTGCCGGAGGTGTAATCACTCAGCAGCGCCATTGTTCACCTCCTGCGGCTTAGTTTCAAGCGCAGCCGCCCTGGCTGCTTCAAGTTCCGCCCGCAACTGGTCGCGCTCGCTCGTCAGCTCGACGATCTGCTGCGCAAGGATGAGGGTGCGATTGCGCAGCATGGCTGCGAGCGCAGCTTCTTCGCGAAGCTGCGCCTCAAGACTGATGTTCATGGATTTCCTCAGCGTTTTTGCCACATCATCTTCGTGTCGAAGTTCGCGCCTGGCATGGTGCCGGTCGATTTCATGATCTGGACGCGGTAGGTGTTATTGCCGCGGATGTCGGCCACGGTGAGCGCCATGCTGTTGATGTCTCGGCTTTGCTGAGCCGACGAGCCCCCGGTCGAGAACGAGAACGAGTTGCTGAAAGCGACTTCGCCGGTCGTTTCGTTAACCACCCGCATGCTGAAGGTGCCGCTTGTATTCGGGCCGAGGCTACCGCTGTAGTTCCCGACGATGTGAAGCAAGACGGCCGTCGGGTTTGGGTTGGCAATCATCAAGGTGCCGATCGTCCACCAGACATTGTTCGCGTCGGTGAGCGCCAGACTGCCGGATCCATTGAACTGCGCACGAGCCGAGACGGAGTCGTAATCAAGGTTCGTCGTCCCAAATACGGCGTTGTTGATGACGGCATTCTCGATTTGCGCCCAGCCGATATTGACGTCGGTGATCTGCGCCCAATTGACGAACAACTCATTGGCGAAGATGGAGCCACCCTGCACCACGAAGGGGCGCTTGACGTCGTTGCCAGCGATGACCACGAACTGGTCGGCGTTGATCGCAACCCGGCTCAGGCCGCCAGCGATAGCATCAAGAAATATCGACGCCGAAGAAGTCTGGTCTCCTTCTGAAGCCGCAACGCTCAGGCCGATACGAGCAAGCGCGCCGGAAGGCGTCGCCTCGGTAGAAACCCGGAACTTGCCTTCAGCGGAGAACCGCCCAACCGTGCTATCGAGCTCGAGAATCGAGTTCGATACGGCGGTCACCTTCCCGTCGATCGTGCTGACCTCTGTCTGCAAAGCCGAGACAGCCGTAGCGACTGCTGGCAGACCGGTGTTCGGGTCAAAAACAGACGCGGTGAGGGTCTCAATACGCAGCGCAAGGGCGTGATCGGCTTCCGCCAGAACCTCAACCCTGCGCTCGTACTCAGCAGTCACCGTGTTATAGGTGACCTTCATCTGCTCACGAAGCTGCTGGCGCTCGTAGCTATTTCCACCTTCCTGGTCCGCGACACGCGCGTCCAGTTCCTCGAGCGTCTCATGGATGTCGCGAAGGCCGGTTCCGAGCCAGTCCTGATAATTCGCAAGATCAGGGCCGAGTTGGTCAAAGCCGACGACGCCGCTGTATGGATCGAAATCCAGGCCAGGCATCAACTTCACGTTATCGGTTGTGACGTCCAGCCAGCCGGACCAGTCAGCAGAGCGCGGCGAATCCGGCACGAACTGGCCGCGCACCTGATAGGTGGTGTTCGGCAGAAATGTACCGTTCAAAACCCACTGGTATGGCGCGTCATAAGCGGTACTGTCGCTGTCGAATACGACATCGCCGGAGGACTTCAGGCGCACCTGCACCCAGACATTGCGCACGTCGTCCTGATCCGGAGCGCAAATCACCCGGATCGAAGGGCGACGCGGATTTCCGTCGGAGTCGTAGAGGATTGCCGGCTCGACCTGCCACCCGTACATGGGCTGTGGTACAGGCCAGCCTGGAGCGATCGTGCCATCGACCGGCGGCCGATAGTCTGTCTCTTGATCCCAGTCGTAGTCGGTCGGGTCGACCTCGGTGATGTCGAGCACCACATCAAGGTTCGGCTGATCGATGACGCCATCAACGCGGAACTGCTTGTTGATGTAGCCGTTGCGCTCGCTCGTCCAGGCGATGACATCGCCGGGTTCAAGCACCCAGAACCGCGGTGGCATGACGATCGTGTGCCGGCGGGCTCTTCGAGCCTCAGCCAGCGCCGATTTCATCAACCGCTGGACCTGCCCCTTGTAGGGAACGAAGTCCAGATCCACGTCAGCGAGCAGCCGGCGGTTGCCGTCTTCCGCTTCATAGCCGGGATTGTAAAGCGGGGGCGCCTCTGCCGGGTTCCAGCCATTGTCCGGAGACGGATAGGTTGCCGTAATGCCGTTGACGGTATCGGAAAGTCCGAAGAACGGCGTGAAGCTCTGCGATTCCGTCGACAGGATGTCGTCGTCGGAGAAGAACATTGCCGGCGCGTCGGGTTCGCCCACGTATGGTTTGTAGACGCCGCCGATTTCGGCAAGCCTGCCCTGCCCTGCTGTAAGAATGCCTTCCAGCGCGTCTCGGATCGGAGCACCGACCTGAACCTCAGCGCCGGAGCGATAGGTTGGCTCGTTGCCATCTGGGCCAGCGATCAGCGCGCGGCATTTGGCAATCTGCTGGATCGCATGCGCAGCCGGAATGCGACGGATGCTGGTGTTCTGCAGGCCGTAGAGCCACTGCGTATTCCAGCGGATGCCGAGCAGCAGGTTGTAGACCTGAACCACCGGCAGATAGTCGCCGTCACCGCCCCATGTCGCCGGGTCGTTACGTCGCTGCGGTCCTACACCGCCCACCGTGTCATCGCGCGACGGGTCGTACTGACGCATGCCGTCAACGATGAACTTGAACTGCGGGAAGCCGGAATAGAGCTCGTCGTTTACGCGAGACGTGCAAATTGCATAGGCAATGCCTCGTCCAACGCGGCTTGGCTCATAGGGCCGCTCGCTACTGGAGACGGTGTTGACCACGAAGGAGTCGGACGTTGCCTGCGTGCCGTCGTAGAACTTTACCCAGAGGTGGTCTTTGCCGCCCTTGCGGTATTCGAGAACTGGAAAGCCATACTGCGCATGGGCCTGCGTTCCGAGCTCGCACAGAATGCCGTTAACCAGAATCCCGGTCAGCGCCTTTACCGGATAGTCGGCGAGCGAAATGACCTGGGTGATGTAGGCGTTCGGGGTGCCGCCCGACGAACCCCAGGTGTTGGCATAGACCAGCGATCCGGCCGTGGCGGTCTGTCCGACGACAATCGAGCGGGGAACGGTGCCACCGGTCTGAAGGCGCCCCTGCACGGAGAAGGATGCCTTGTCCTGCGGTTTGCCGGCGATCGCGCTGGCGAGCAGGTTGAGGCCAATGCCGGCGGCGGCCTTCAGGAGGGTAGCACCCAGTGCCGCCCAACCGCCAAGGAACGACGATACAGCCCCACCTATAGCAGCGCCAATCGCGCCGACGGCGGCGACGATGCCCGAAATAATAGCCATGATTGTCCTTGGGGATCAGCCGAGAGGCTTCACGAAATGCGTTTCGGCCGCGCGGTAGCCGCGGCGCTCGTAGATGCGCGAAACATCATTGGTGGAGAGCGCGGCCATGCTGATAACGGCGCAGCCCTTCGATGCGGCCCACGCCTCATAGGCGTCGAGCATGCGCATGCCTGCGCGGCCTCGATGGTCGGGCGCGATGTACCAGACCGTTTCCTTGGCCCAGAGGCCCGCGCCGAATGGATGATCGAACGCGGCGGCGAGCAGGACGCCTTGCGCCACGCCATCCACGTCGAGAACAATTGCGCACGCGGCATCGTCCTCCAGATGCATTTGAAAAAGCTTGTCGGCGCGTGCCGCTTCAAACGGGAAGGTGTAGCCGGCAGCCGCGTGGCTTTCCTCCAAGAGGCGGATCGCCCGCCACCTGTCGGATGGGGTTGCGCCCCTCACTATTGCCGCGGTCATTTCTCGTAGATGCCCTTGAGAAGCGGGCTGTCGCTCGACTTCTTACTGTCGATCTTGCCTTGCTTCCGGCCCCAGAACAGTTCCCACTCGCCCACGACCGCTGTGTCCTGATAGAAATTGTCGTTCGGATCGCGCAGCCTCTGGCTTGCGTCGGAGCGCGTGTCCGGGTTAGACCGCAGGATCTCCTGCGTATGCGAGGCGCAGGTCAGGACAACACCGCCGTCCTCGTTCTCGGATGGCGTCGTGATGTCGATCTTGTCGACGAAGCCGACGAAGCGCGGCTCTGCCGCCGCAACGAGCGTGCGGCTTTCCGGCGAAAACAGGCCTCGGAAGATTTCTACCTTCGCCTGTTTACAGTCGTAATCGCGCACCGTCTGCTGAACGAGATTGTCGATCTGGGACATCCGGATGCGAATGTTCTGGACCTCCATGGTGGAGACCAGCGGAATAGGATCGACCGAGATCAGCGTGCCGGAGCCGTGGAATGGCCGCACCACATCGGTGCCCGTTTCCGGGTCGATGACTGGCGCGTCCACCGAGCCGACGTCCGACCAGAAGCCGACCGATTCCGGCATGCCGGTGGAGCGGTTGCGCGCCACGATCCAGAGAAAATCGCGCGCGACAAGGCGCCTGTCGGCCAGAGCCGACAGGATTGCCGCTGGTAGCTGTCGCATTAGCGAGCCTCGATAGCCTGGAAGGAAATGCTGCCGCGCCCCGTTGACGGGTCGGCATCTGAATTGATGGAGCCGGGAACGATCCGCATTGGGCAGGATGGCCGCACAAGCGTTACGGCCGCAGGTGCTGATGCACCGGGCCAGAAGTGCGGGCGCACCTCAAACACCGGCGTGATGCCGGACCCACTTGCGGTCACCGCCTCCATGACGCGATGAAGGCCACTGCCCGCCACTTCGATGAGATCGCCGATGCTCAGCATGTAGCCAGCAGGCAAACCCACCAGCGTGCCGCTCTTGCGGTTTGTGCCGATCGACCCAAGCGTGACTGATCCGACGCCGAGGGCATCGTAAGCTGCCTTGGGATATGCGATCGGGTAGCACCGCGAGAGCGGATAACCCTTAAAGGTCTGCAGGCCGTTCTCGAGAGCGCCGAGGCGAGCGCGCCAAGTGTCCAATTCGTTCGGACGCAAGGAGCGAGACGACCAGGCCCCCTGCCAAAGCGGGGAGCCAAGGTCTTTCACATAGGTGACGCCGCCGGCCGTGCGCGACTGCTCTTGCCGAAACATCGGCTCGAATTTCGTCGACCAGCCGGGGAAGTCCGGAAGGAAGTCGATTGGGTAGGTTATTGCCATCTATTCAGGCCAGGATGGTAACGGTGCCCAAGCCAAAGCCAATCAGCATGACCTGGCGCGGTTCGCCGCTTTCGCCTTTTTCTGGCTGCCGGCTCTGGTCCTCGAACGAGGAGATCATGGCTTTTACATCGGCGACCGATCCGACAATACGCCCATCAGCTACAACAAGAGGATTGCCGTCTGCGTCGAAATGACGGCCAATTTCAACGTGCGAGTATTTCATTGCGGAGTCCTTTCGGGTGTGGTTCGATGCCGTTTTCTCAACAGGGGGTAGAAAATGGGCAACGACGGTCGGAACGAGATTGTGGATGGCTCAGTGGTGAAGCTCATCAAGGGGCCTCAGGGCTGGAGGCTCGAAATCCAACACAAAGACGGGGGCGTCTCAGGCCCGATGGCACCTTTCGAGACCCTTGAAGACGTCACCGGTTGGATAAAGGGGCACTACAACGTGAAATGATCGCCACTTTCACCCACCCCGACGGACGCCGGCTCGGCGCTCGGCGCTCACAAACGCACGCATGACCGCCAGCTCGATGTTATCCCAACGGATCGTCACCGGGTCTTCGCTAGTGTGTTTCTCAAGCGTCTGCTGGAGCCGGTCGATTTTGGACGCCGCCTCGCTCTTCTCAACGCACATTGCAGTTTCCTTCCCGGGGTTACCGAGCCCCATTCATCCGAACGCCTCTGGCGTTGGCGTCACTCACCGCATTAACCACGCGAGCCTCAAACGTTGCCCGATCGCGGGCCATCACCTGCTCAAGCCGCGCCACGGCCTCAACTGAGGCGCCGCGGGCGTCGATCTGAGGGGCGTAGGTTATGGATGGCGCGTTGCTGTTTGCGGCCGATTGCAGCCGTGGCATCCGCGGAGCACCGACCAAGCCGCCCTGCGCGTAGCCCTGCAACCTGCGAAGATTGTCCACGCCGATACGGCGCGTAGCCTCCGCGTCGAATACGTACTCGCCCTTATGGACTATGCCGGCAGGCTGGTACTTGCCGCCGGGGCCGGTATAGCCGCCGTCCGAATACAGCCCGACGGGAGCCGCGGGGAACTTAGAGCCGCCACCGCCGAAAAAGTCCAGTATCCCTGACAGGAAACCGCCGCCGCTGGATGCGCCATTAACCTGCAGAATGCTGTTCAGCACATCGTCAATGAGCTTGTCAGCAATCCTGCCGAGCGCATTTGCGAAGGCATCAGCAGCCTTCACTCCGTTCATCAGGTCGCTGACGAAACCCTTGGTGACGTCTTGAACGAGCTCGTTGTTCTCTTGTGCTACGCGAAGAGCTTCCGCCTGCTTTGCGTAGGCTTCGGCCTCACGCTGTATAGCGGCAATCTTCTGGTCGGAAAGTTGAATGCTTTCGACGTCAGTTTGATCTTTTTTGCGGGCCTCCTCACGAAGATGTTCAAGCGCCCTTTGCTCAAGCTCCAGCGCCGTTCGGCGCGCGATCTGCTGCTCATTCGACAAGCCGACGAGCTGCATCTCCTGCGCAAGTGCGGCAGTCCTATCCTTAATCGCCTGAATTTCTTCGCGAAACTGGTCGTCTGCGGTTTTTCGTGGCGCGCGAGAGGAACCACCCCTTGACCTAGAAGGAGCGTCTCCAAGAGTAACAGGGCGGCGACCCGGCGTTGGAACACCGGTCGTGTTGCCGTCAGAATTGATAACCGTAGGGTTCTGGTTGTTTATCCGACTTACAGCCTGCTGATACGCGTGCTCGATCTCTCTGACCGCGGCCTCGGTATTGTTCCGCGGGTCGGATAGGGCTTTGTCGCGGATCCGAGCGGCTTGCTCGAGGTCGGTGAACTGCGTTGGCGCAATACCGGAAAGATCCTGCAGTGCTTTCGATAGCGCGGCCACCCCTGCAACTTGGTTGACAGCGGTTCCGCCGATCAGTTCAAGCTGGTGCACCATCCCCGGAATGGATCTGGCAAGTTTCACGACCTCAGGATCGAAGTCGCGCATTTCCTTTGCAAGTTCTCGAACCCTCTCCGGCACTTCTTCATCGTTGGCGATTTCCGCCATCGCATTGCGGAAACTGATAAGGTCCGGCTCGCCCTCGCGGATTGAAGTGCGCAGGTCGATGAACGCTTGCCGCCACTCCTTGACGGTTTCTGTGCTCGTCTGCCCAGCAAATGGATCGATGAATTGCGAGTATGTTGATCTGGCTGCCGCGGCGTCGATGATGCCCTGGCGAGCGTCCTCAAGCCGGTCTCTTATGTCCGTAATCGTTCCGGACATGCCCTCGTTGACGTACTCTCGCAGGCCTTCGGCCGCCTCTCCGTACCGCTCCCTCAGAAGCGAAATGGTTTCCGCGTGACCTTTAAGGATTTCGTCTGCAGACTTTACATCACCCGCACTGGTAACGTACTGGATGAGCGCTGCGGACGCGCCGATAACACCGATCGTAACCAGCGAAACCGGATTAAGTATCTGCGCGAATGCGCCTGCAACGGCAGGACCGATGGCAGATCCACTCGCGCGTATGTCGTTGAAAACCTGCGATACTTGCGGACCCTGTTGAAGAGCGACCGTCCACCACGGCATGAACGCGGCTGTGGTCGCAACGTCGAAACCCTGCGCCGCTAGATTCGAGGTGTTGAAGCTGTTAGCTCCACCCGGCCCACCGGAGGTAACAACCCTCGCCTGTAGCGCTTGGTTGCGTCCCTTGATTGCCGCAGTCGCAGCTAGAGCCGCTTGCCGCTCCCGCTGGATCGCGGATGTCATCTCATCGGCTGAAATGGCTCCGAGAGCGTGGGCGCGGCGAATGTCTGTAACCGCGGTCTTGTATGTGTTTATGGTCGCGAATAGCGGCGAATAGCGAGCGCGGAGGCGCTCAAGCTCTTTCGCCTGGTCGGCGAGAGCGCCGTTCCATTCTTTGGTTGCTTTCACGCCAACGCCGGTTAGCGCGTCAATGCGCTGCTGCATGGCGGTCGTCATTGATTTGTCAATGCCGCGGCCCAACTGGGCGAATTTCTTCTCGATGGAGCCAGTCGTTGCCCCGATATCCGCCTCGAGCCGACGGATGCCCCGCTTGACCGCCGCCAGATCGGTGCTGATACTAATGACGAGATCGTCACTCATTTCATTCATGTGACGGCGTCCTAAAACAAAAAGGCCCGCGACAAAGCGGGCTGGAGGCTGGAGGGGAGATGGCTAAGTGCAACCAGTGCGGGCTGGATAAGCCCAAAGACGAGGTCTATCTCGGCGTATGCGATGACTGCTACCACGGGAGGGCTGCCCCCGCACCGACAGCGGCGAAAGTCACCGACAGCCACGACCACATCATCCTGACCACTTCCATCGACGTGCCAAAACGGAAAGTAGATTCAGTAGTCTCTATTGTGGCGACTGAGGCTGCTCTGGGGATGAATATCTTGCGCGATATCGCGAACAGCTTCCGCGACACGTTCGGAGGCCGATCGGAATCTTCACAGAAAGTGCTGGCGGAAGCGCGGCGAGCATGTCTCGATGATCTTAAGCGGGAGGCGGCGAAAGTTGGCGCCGATGCAGTCATCGCGGTCGATATTCATTACAACGAGATATCGACGGGAGGTTCGGGCGGCGGCATCTTATTCGTTGCCGCCTCCGGCACGGCTGTAAGACTCGAGCCGCCTGCGAGCCTCGCCCTCGCGTCCTAACCGCCATACTTCCTAGCCAGCGCCTCGACCTCGTCTTCAGACGGAGCCTCGGTCTTCGGCTTGACGCCGTTCGCGAGGTTCCAGCCTTCGATGGCCTGGAAGAATTCTGTGATCGTGGCAGACCAGAACTCTGAGGGGCGCCAACCAAGCGCCCCCAGACCGCTCTTCATCCAGTCTCGCCATGGAAACGGCGTTTCTACGTCGCCGCCTCGGCTGCGGCCTCGGCGTTTCCCTCGTCACCGTCAAAGTGGTGGGACAGGGCGGCGGAAAATGCTGCCGCGCACGCCGTAAAGTGCTTAAGCTTAAGCGCATCTATCGCGGCAAGTTTGTCACCCCTCACAGTCAGGCAGTCAATGGCGGCCACCGTGGCAGCTACCTCGACACCTGAGAGGCGCACGAATAGGTCAGCAAGCGACTTGCATTCGAGCCGGGTTGAAACCCTGGAAAGGCCTCCCAGTTCCGCGGCAATCACAAGCGGAACCTTATCGACCCATAGGCCAACTTCTCCGCGGGCGCCATTCACTTCCAACGGGAACGGCTTCGCTTCAGTAGCGGCCATGGTTTATGCCTCGACTTCAAACGTAAGCGGGCCAGCTGCAACGAAGGTTGCAGAGAAGTCCATATTACCTTCCATCTCGCCGCTGAACTCGAACTCCGAGACGAACCAGGCGCCGGTATAAGTGCCGAGACCCGGAACAATGACCTTCGCGTTGAACACGGTCGCGTCGTTGACGTGGGTCATGAAAGTGGTGGAGTTGGCACTCTTCACGAACTTTCCGGAACCACTAAACGTGCGGTTTTTGATGCCAGGCTCTGCGGTACGCTGCGGTGTGTTACCGGGATTGGCGCAGTCTGGAATGGTCGTGTCGACTTCGTTCGCCGACATATTGAAACTGCGGGTGGTAATGCCGCAGAGATTCGAAAATACTTCTGGGGTAGCGCCGTTTCCGATCTGAATCAGCAGAAGGCGGCCAACCTGTTGTCCGTCAGGCATTTACAGTCTCCAATGTGTGGTGTGGTGGTGCCCGCCTCTGTTGGTCAGGGCGTCTCTATGATCGCGGCGAAGTCCACGACGGCATGGCCGGTAATGCCATCTACGTCATAGAAGACCCGCTCACCGTGGTGCTCGAGTGTCACCAATCTTTTCGTTGGTAGAGCCAGCGGATAGTCATGAAGGGCCGTTGCCACGGCATCGGCAATGGCGCGAACGTCTTGCAGAGAATTACTAGAGATGCTGTAGGCATGGACCGTCAGATCGACGGTCGTAGACCTTCGGCACGTAACATCGCTACGCCGGGTGACAGCCTCCCCCATAGCAACATATGGCGGGCGCTCCTCGTCGGGGACTCGTAGGAAAACCCTATTGGCGCCAATCAGCGCCGTGAGCGGCGCATACGTCCGCAATCTGGCGGTCGCTAGACCAACCAGTTCATGCGATGGCGCACTCATGCTACTTCTTTCTGGATTGACGGATTGCCCTGTTGAGGGCGTTCCGAACATTCTTTAGCGCAGTAGGGCGATATTCTCGCCACGTCGGAAAAATGTGGGGGAAAGGCCGCGACCCAGGGTGTTGATAGCCGCCCCCCTCTCGCACCTTCATCTGACCCAGCACGGTTCCGCCGCCCTTTTGGGTATTGTGAGGAGCCGTGCCAAACTCCAGGAAACGCCAAATGAATTTGGCGAAGAGCCCTGCCGCGGTGGGATCCTTGCTTGACGCCCGGCCCGCGGCCTCCTGAATAGGCCTGTCGCTTAGTTGGTCACCCTCGATGCTTTCCATGTAATCGAGCGTTGCACCAGTAGGCGCTCTGGTACGAACGCGACTGGCCAACTCGTCCATTGCATTGAGCTTGGCCTCTGCCGTGTACCGATCCGCATTCGGAACGAGTTCATTGAGACGGCGCATTAACGCCTGCCGGCCGACGACTTTAGCTTTCAGCATCAGGACGGCTCTCCGTCAACGATCAGCATCTCCAGGTATTGGTTCTTCTGATCCGGATCCGATATCGCCTTGATGTTGAAAACCCTTTTATCGTTCCGCGCATCCACGAGACGCCATGCGGTGGTCACCTGCCTCGTGTTGGGGCTGGACCTGACGCGGGCCGTATAGGGTTGAATGCCCTGCAGTCGGCTTGCCATGACGGACTCTCCGCCAAGACGAGGAACAAGTTCAGCATAATCCTCAAACACAGTAGCGAACACATCGGAAGGTATAGGGTTGCCGTACTCGTCAGGCCCCATTCCTTTGGCTTGAAAGAGCATGCGCTGTCGCAGCCCACCCGCACCGGACTTACGAGCCATAGGGAACCCTCTCCGCGTCGTTCGGGCGCCTGACTATCTCGCCGCGTCCGGTCGCCACAGCTTTAGCGGCAGCGTCTCGTGTGACGAGCTTGGTGGTGCCGGCCTTAAAGGCGACCGTGAAACCAGGCTGGCGCCAATCAAAGTCTTTGGTGAAGCGGACCCAGGGCATGTTCAGCGCCGATCGTTACAAAGAAGTGCGTCAAATGCCGTCCAATCAGAAAGCGCATCGTTCTCGCGCTTTTCGTATGCGTCGGCTATCCAAAGCAGCATTGCATGCTTGATATTGGCCGGAAGCGTTTGGTACCCGACCACCGCAGTCAGCTTGATTCTCGACCCCGGTCTAATTGCTGGCCACTGATGGCCGTATTTTAGGACGATTGCTGCGTCGAGATTGTCGAATCGCTCTTCGTAAGCCGTTGTCGGAAGGGTCTGCTCGACGCCAGCGGTGTCGACATAGGCGATCGAAGTAACGGACTGAGCGGGTGTGACGGGAAGCCTGGCCATATCGCAAAAACCGTCGCACTTTACTTCAACGGTTTGGGTAGCCAGGGCTGTCCCTGTGTATTTCTCAACATAATCCCGAGCGGCAGTGATGTAACCTTCCAAAAGGTCATCGTCATCGTCGTGCAGGACGTTGCATTGCCGCTTTGCATCCGAAATGGATATAGGATTAGTTGGCGGCGCCGTCACCTTCGGTGGATACCACATCAGCCTTACCCTTCCTCGTGCGGCGCTCTGGAGCCGGCTGCGCTACCGCGCGCTCAATCTTCTCCTCGGCCGATGGCACGGCATAGCCGACGCTGATCAGCCGAATAGCTTCCTCGTTTGGAAACTCCCGCTCATCGCCAGGAGCGAGCGAGTATTCGTTGCCGGACAGGCCGACCAACATTCTGATATTCATGTCGTCTCCTTGGGTAGGAGGCGGGCCGAAGCCCGCCATCCAAACTCAGGCGGCAGCCATAACGAGGTGCTTGACCGCAGCGGTATCGCCGAGTTCACCGTCGAAGCGGATCAGACCCGCGATACCCAGATCCGGCCAGAAGCGCTCACGCAGAACACCGATAACCGGCGAGCCGACCTTGCGGACGAAGTACTTGGAGAAGTCACCGAAGATGACCGGCCTGGTGCCGGCGGCAATCTGCGGGACGTCGTCGTTGATCTCGTAGCGGTAGCCGAGAAGCGTACCCGGTTCGCCCTTCTGGATGTCGCCCATCGTCCAGATGTAACGGTTCTCCGAATCCTTCAGCTTGCGGATAGCAGCAAGGGTCAGGTCGGCGAACTGCCAGCGCGTCTTCGGCGAACGACGGTAAGCCGCGTTCACCGAGTGCTGCAGGTCGATAAGCTCATCGGCCGTAAGGGCGGCCGCAGCGGCTGCGGTCTTGCCGAGCGAAGACGCCGTCACCACGCCATGGGGATCGTCGGTGCCGTCGCCGATCGTGAGTTCGCGGTTGGCGATACGGCCAAGGCGCTCACCAAGCAGCACACCGAGCAGCGATTCCATGTTGAAGATGGAGTCGGATGCAAGTTCCATCGAGAACTTCACGAACTCGGTATCGTAGACATACGCCGAAAGTTGCTTCTGACCGAAGGCCGCGTCCTTGCCACCGTCATCGGTCAGCGGAGTACCTTCCGTGTGCTTCTCGGCCGTAACTGCGGTGTCGTCGACGGTCGGGATGTTGATGATGTTACCGGCGGCTGTGTTCAGCTCCGTTACAACGTCCGTGTCGTACATCGGACCCCAGTCCTTCATCGACTTGACGATGAAATCGGCAAGCTCAACCGGGACCGTATAGCCGCCGGCAGTGTTGGTACCGGTCGTCTGCATGCGGAATTCCTTGGTGGACTGGACACCAGTTTTCAGAATTCCTCGCTCTTCTGCGTCGAGTTCGCCCAGATCGGCGCCCGAAGCGAGGAACTTGTAGAATACCTCGCGGTACTCCTTCTTCTCGCCACTGTCTTGGCCGCGGGACTCACCGCCGGAAACCGGACGCTTGCTTTCGCGGTCTCTTCGCTGCCGCTCCTCAAAACGGGCCTCGATTGCCGCCAGGCGCTCCTCACGTTCGATGTTCTTCTCGATCTTGTCGAACTCGGCCATGATATCATCGTGGCGCTTGTCGAGCTCAGCAGAGCGGGCGTCGTCGGTGTTCTTGGTGATTTCGTCAAGAGCCTCGCGAGCCTGCGTCATAAGGCGGCCGCGCTTCTCCTGCAGTTCGGTAAGTGACATACTGGTCTCCATTATCGTGGTGGTTCGTGTGATGGCAGGATGATTGTCCGGCCCTCCGGCTCAAGCCGGGTGACTACGAGGCGCCCTGCCCGTCACCGACCGGTGACTGGATGCCCCGAAACTTTTGCTCCATACCGGCACGCTTCTCAGCGATCCGGCGAGCAGCGGCAGTCTTGTTGCGCGCGCCCGCCTCGGCGCGAGCCGCATCTAGCGAGCGCTTCGCGAGAATGGTGTCCTCGTATGCGGGCCAGGCGACGGCCGAGACCTCAAGGAGGTTCAGCTTCTCTATCGTCCTCACCGGAACGTCCCCGGTCTCGTCCCAGGTCTCCCTGGTGACGCGGAAGCCGAAGCTCATACCGGAGATGTCGCCGCGTCCGACCAATTCCCAAAGGTCGTTGCCTTCGGTCGTATTCGGCACATCGATCTCGACGTGAAGCCCGATGCCATCCTCCTTGAGCCGCAGCGTGCCGCTCTTGGTTCGTCCGATTACGCGCCCAGCGTCGTGGTCGACGAGCGCGCGAATATCGCCCTTTATGGCATCAGCAAATGCTCCAGGAGCAATCTTTTCCTGAAAGTAGCCGCCGATATCAGCGAGCCGCTCAAACACGGCGGCGTACCCCACCAACGTGCGCTTGCCATCGTCGGCGCGGTGCTCAACACCCCCAACGTAACTGCGCTTTTCAATGTCTGTCATGCGGCTTCCGCCTCATCTTCTTGGTTGTCGTTGGCTGGTGCAGGCGTTCTGCCGTCCTGCGGCTGCTGACCAAGGGGCACGGTTGCCCCCTGGATAAGCAGTTCGTCGCCATTTTCCATGCTGGGCCGGTTTTCCAGTGCGCGCGCTTCATTCGGCGTGATTTGTGCCGTCTGAATCGCTCTAGCCAAACCGTCAATCCGGCTCTTGAAGTCGCCCCGCATGAGGCCATCCAGCGAATGCTCAATCCATCGGCCGTTGTTATTGCGACCAAAAAACTTCAGATTTAGCTCGTCCTCCAGCGCCTTGGCCCATTGGCCGATAAGGTGCTTCACGAGGTGTAAGTCCTGCTGTTCCGCATTGCTGAACGTCGCGCGGGACAAATCCTGCAAGAACACAGGCGGCAACTGCCAGGCGCGAGCAATTTCCTCGACCTGAAAACGCCGCGCCTCGACCATCTGACCCTTCGCAGGGTCAAGGCCTACCGGTTGCAGCTTGTAACCAGCCGGAATAGCGAATACGGGCTCGCTTGCGTTCTTGGCGCCCTCGACCGACCTCATAACATCAGCGGTCGCACGCTTCATTGCGTCGGCATTTGCCGGCAATGGCCCTTCCAACGACAGCGGAGGGACGCCCCCACCGGCAAAGAAATTCGAACCGTAGTCGTTCATAGCAATCGCTAGTTGGATTGCCTTGGTCGCCCTCTGGATCGGCCCGTAGTGTTTCAAGCCGTCCGAATGAAGCATGAAGGGAACGTCGACCACGTCCTCTGCCGGATAGTCGCGCCCATCGAACTGATAGACGACCCGGAACCCGACCCGCTTGATCACGGTCTTTGCCGGGTCCATCGGCCACAGCGAATCGACGCCCTGCGGCGTTCGCTCAATGTAGGCCAGCCCACGGCCACCGGTAAATACCTGCTGCCAAAACCATTGCCAGAAAGCAAACGAGCCCATCGTCTCATTCGGAGAGCAATTGACTACCGTCTGAAGCTTACCGCCGACACGCTTAGCGCCGTCCTTACTGTCTCGATAGGCGTGCCGCGGGAGCGCCGCGAGGGTACGAGACATGAAGGCGACGGCAGCAAGCACAGCTGGCACGGTCAAGGCGGCGTCGATCGTAACCCGCGGCAGGCTGGCCTGCTGGACGCCGAAGAATGCCATGAAATTCTCGGCACTCACCGGAACGGTGGGATTTTCTATGGATGCCCGGGATTCTGTCGCGTTCGGGCGGAAAAGCCAGTCTTTTATAGCCATTATGCCGCCTTATTGAGTGAGAATTCCGGGTCATCCCAGGGGGACGTTGCTGGCAAAATGGGCACGAACTCTTCGGCGCAGGAAAGCGCCATGACGAGCGATGTCATTCCGTCAATACGCCCACGGCTGCCTGCTTTTGTCAGCTTGCGGTTCCCGGCGTCGTCCTTTTTAACGACGGCATTGCCGGCGCACATCGTCAATACGGGGTGGTCGCCATGCCGAATCTTGCCGTTCAGCAGCAGAGATTCCGTCGTTCGAAGCGCCGGAGACATGGACACAAAGCCCTGCCCGAACTCGACGAATTTTCCTTCGATCTCTTCCTCAGTGAATCCGGCTCGCGATAGCCAAGGTCGCAGGTGACGGAAGTTGTATCGGTCGAACGCCATCTTCTGGACGTCCATGTCGTCACAGACGTCGCGAAGGTGCCTCGCGATGTGCTCGTACTCGATGCTCTTGGCGCCCTCTACGGCCTCAATGTACCCGTCGGCAGCCCAAACATCGTAGCTGACGCGGTCCAGCCTTGCTTTTGCCGCTAGCCCCTCTCCTGGTAGCCAGAAATGGGGCCTCACGTCCCAAACGGTGCCCCCCTCCAACACGTCAGGGGCAACCAACACAAGGCTCGTCAAGTCGTTGCATTCGCTGAGGTCGAGTCCCCCAAATACGGGGCGACCGCCGAAGTCCCGATTAGGTTCAGACGCGTTCCCCATCCACACCTTGCGGGACACAAAGGGGTTGCTCGTTTCTACTCGCCTATTCAGGACGAGGTTTTCAAACTCCGCTGCACGGGCCGGCATGTTCCGCGCATCCTCCATCATTCCCAAGACTTCCTCTTGGTTCATGAAAAGATCGAATGCCGGATTCGCGGCCCTCACCGCCTCAACGGTGAACGGGTCCAGGTCGGGAGGAGCGGTCTGAAAACGCAGAACTGTCCGTGGATCTCGACCCTTTTTGGCATCATCGATGAGCACGGAAAGGAGGTCTGCATCGGTCGGAGCCTGCGTGCTGATGATAATCGAGAGAGGCTCGCCCTGCGCTGCGGTGGCCGTCTCCAATGCATCATACAGAGGCGACCGAGGCCCCTTGACCTGGCCGAGCTCATCGTGAATCGTGAGTACGGGGCTCAAACCGTATGCCGTGGCCGCGTCAGCGGACAACGCACGGTAGACGGTGCCCAACTGACGGCACACGATCCGCTTGCCGCTGTCCTTCGGCTCAGCGAATGCATTCAGGATCGGAGACATCCGGATCATCTTGGCCGCAAGCTCAAACAGAATAGCGGCCTGGTCACGAGACTGAGCCGCGCTGTACAACTGACTGTTTGGCTTTGCCTCCGGACCGCACAGATGCAGCAGAAGGATCATAGCGCTTTCAGTTGTTTTCGCGTTCTTTCGGCCACGCGAAATGATCGCGCGTCGCGTTCCGCTCGGATTATCGTATATCGCGCGCAGGTCATCTTTCATGAATTCAGCGAGCTTGATCGGCTGACCTACGAACTGCCCCTCGGGGATACGAATATGCTTTTCGAGCCATCTGATATTCCGCTCCGCGCGGCTAATCGTCTTCGCCATCATCTTCCCACGGTGCAATTATCTGGCCCGGCTTCTTCGCCGATTCAGCACGCACCGTTGCCTGCTGCGTGATCCTCATGCGGGTGGCGAGCGAGGATATCGCCCTGCCCTCGCGCTCCTGCATTTTTAGAAGCTTGTCATAGGCGTCGATATCGAAAGTCTTCGCCTTTTCCGCGCTCGCGATCAGTTGCGCGATCCTGCGCGCCGCAACAACGTGCCTGCAATACTGGGTGAGCATCCCATGCGTTTCGCGCGGGAACCAATCCGCCGGCATGCGGTCAACGACCGCTCGCCACTCGACCGCTTGCTCAATCGTCAATTCATTTGGCGGCTGCGGTCGATTGATAACCTCAACGTTGGAGGCAATCACAATCTCGGTGCTTGCCGCCGACTTGCGTCCGCGCGCCGCCATTCAAATCTCCGGTCTGAAAACTTTTTTTATACAAAATTAGCGAAAGTTGCCTTGGCCCCCGGTACGGGGCCGGACACTGCGAGAGCGCCAACCTCCCCCTCCCATCATCGGCCTTCGCGCCACTCCGGCCATCCGGTCGCATCGAGACGAGTGTCGATGCTGCCGCGCTCGATGCGCTGCTTAGTACCATCATGGTGGGCTTTGCAGAGGGACTGTAGGTTAAGTGGATCATGAAAGAGGTCGACTTGCCCGCGATGTGGGCGGATGTGGTCAACTACCTCGGCAGCCGTGATTTCTTCTGTTTCTAAGCAGAACTCGCAGAGTGGCCGCAGTGCAAGCTGGGCTTCCCGCAGGCGCTTCCACATGGCTGTTTGGTAAAGGTGATGGTATTCACTACGTGCCATGCATCACCATGATTGGTCGACTTGTGGTCTGCCATCGTGAACCAATCTGCGTCATTATGAGGTAAACGAGAGCAAAGTGCAGGAGGACTACTGAGTGTCCAAGCTCAACCACAATAGGTCCGCATTGAGGTCGATCGATCTGCGTAAGGGGAATGACAGATGGTCGCATGCGGAGCATGCGACATCATCATCGACATCTGCGCAGGCGAAACGCCGACACGAGGTTCGGATATCCTTTATCCGCGCATACACTTACGCGTCGCTCAAGGAGCTGGAGAAGCCAGAGATACCAAGTTTGTTGAAATCAAGGATCATGAAGTCGCACGGAGATACGGTCGACGAAAAGATCCAGTCATGGCTCAAACTTCAACAGGAATACAAGCGCATTGCTAATCAAGCAGCGGCCCGGCTTTCCTGACAACGAAAGCGGCCGGCTCAACCCTTTCGGGGAGCCAGCCGCACGTTGCCTGGCAGCGACGAGGAGTAGAGCGCGCCAAGGCAAGCTGAATTAAAGCGACGGGAGCGGGACGGCCGTCCAACCGCTCAACCGTCGCACACGCCAGCGCGGGTCGCAAATCGCGCCGGGCGTTCGTTGTTGTGGTAGTGGGATGGCCTCTATTTGGTCGATGTCGCCCTCGATTTCAAGTGGCCACCGCAATGGATTTGAGGCTGTCCCGGCGATCTTCGCGAGTTTGAACGTCCGCGGATCGGCAGCGCCCCAAAATGAAAACGGGCGCAAAACGCGCCCGTCGGAGTTTCCACCCCTTCATACTAAAGGGGTATATTCAGTGCATAAAGTCAGGCAGTTGATACGATTTTTTTTCGCTTCCTGAAAATTGTCGTTGGCCGCGACGAGCAAACGGCGCCCAGCCGCGATTGCATATTTCCCAGAATACCCTCGTGACTCACCCAGTTCTTGGAGGCTTCTTGCTGACATGGCCTGCGTCAGCGTCTGGACGTGCTCGTCTTTCATTCCCTGGAGCCATTTAGCAAACTCTTCGGCTTCGGCACGTTCCGAGTAGACATCTTCCCATCCCTGACTTCCGCTGTCACCGGTAGCCACCTTCACGAGACCCGGCCACAGTTGAGCTAGTTGCGTTGGCCCTGCGGGAAAACCCGTTGGGCATCTCTTTACTTCAGGCATGACAGGCGTATTGGCGATAGCATCCGCCAGCATCTGGCGAGCTTCAGCTTTGGTAATATTGCGCCGCTCCTCCGGTCCCGCTTTTCTTTTGACGCGGCGCGGCTTCTTCGCCTGGAACAATCCGCCCGGCATGTTCTCTGTAGGCCTCCCGGCAAAATAGTGGTTGGAGAGAGCAACCTCGACTGGATCCGCAACCGAGCCTTTGTCTCGTGTGGCTTTTTCCCGACAACCCAGCATCGCCCCGACAGGCATTGCAATCTCTGCTTCGACAACCTCACCCATAACAAGTTTGAGGCCCTTCTCGGTTTGATTGCCATTGCTGAAACGTAACCTTCCGATACGGACAATTGTCTTATGTCGCTTACCACAATCGTCGATGTGGTATCCGTATTCTATGTCCCCGGCCACTGGGTTGGCGTGAACCTCGCGGTGTGCTGCGCTATTCCAGAGTGGCATCTGGTGGCCGTCCGAAAGCATTACCGGCTCGGGCCTCTCAAACACATCCACATCCTTCAGCGATCTCTCGATCATTGCGAGCGATGGGATGTACTCAAACGCCTTCTCTCTCCCGCACCCCTCTTCCTGCACTTTGTTATCGTTCGCAGGTGACAAGCGCCAATTCGACTTGACCGTCGGCAGCTCTTCCGACGGGACGCCCTCAGCAACTCCGACCGGCCGCCGGTAGAATTCCAATAAAGCGCTGAGTTCAGCCAAGCCGCGGTGTCGGCGAGACTTCTCCCCTTTGGCTTTCTTCGGCTTTTCCCACAGCTCGATGTCGTCCGTAGGTGCTGTTGCCCTCCAAGCCTCGATTGCGTTGCGGTGTTCTTCGGTGCTTCTCGTCAAGCGGCATCCTCCTTCTTACAATTGTCATTGGCCGCCACGAGCGAGCCCGCGTCGGTGACATGCGGTCTCATGGCAGCGGCGTCATTCAACGCCTCGAACGCGGCTCGCTTGCCACGGGGCAGCACTTTGTCATGCACCATTGTCGGGGCGGCTCCGCGGCCTGGAAACGGGCCCCCTAGGTTTCGGTAAGAAGTGCGCGTGGGCATGGGGTCTCCTTCTATTGGAGGGTTGGTCGGCTGGGCGGTGTGATGATGGTGGCTGCAGCCAGTATATAGCGCCGACGTACGGGATCGGCTGGGACGGGCTGTGCCGCAGGTGGCGTGATGTTGCATGTCGGCCACAGGTAGGGCGGCGGTACAGGCTACCGTCCGGCACGGCGGTTGGGGTTTGATCTCTGCAGAACCGGCACACATTTACGGGTTGTTAAGCTACGTAGCCACATCGTCTCTCCGACCCTTTTTCGTTGGAGTTTGTTCATGCGTATCCACGGCGCCGCGGTTCTGTTGACGGTACCCCTCATTGCTATTTTGCTCCTTGGTGCATCCGTCGCGTGGCGCCAATTGGAGACGATCGACCCCGTTTTGACCGGGTCGATCAGGTAACCCGCGAAGGTAACCTGGCACTTCCCGCTGTCCAAAACCTGCTGAAAGCATCGAAAGCCGCAAAGAAAGGTTTATGGACTATCGCGTGGGGCACCGGCCTGCAATTAGGCCAATTATTGCAACGCTCCTTATCTGGGCGATCGGCTTGGGCCTCGCGCCTAAGCTGAAATTGTGAAGTTGTGCAAACTCTCTAGAGCAGAGGGGGAAATCACCAAAACCATGGGAGAACACACAGCTCCACAAGTTCACAAGTAAGAAAAAAGAAGATATATATATCTTCTAAACTATTGTTTTTCTTGTGGTTATATACCACACACCAACTTGTGGCGCCGACCCAAATACGTCACAACGCCACAAGTTTTTATTCACCCGCGTCACAAGTTGTGGCGATTATTGTGGCTCCGTCACAAGTTTGAACGATCCCCTGGCACCGGGTTTTGCTTGCGGCTTCAGGCTCTGTACCTTTCCTGTTTCAATGAGCCACTGGAGCGCCTTTGACACATCTTCCGCTTCGGCGCTGCTAACGCCCTCCCGCTGCAGAAGGTGCGACCAAGGAAGCGTCTTATCTGTCGCTACCTCCAAGGCCCTGATAATGGATTTCCTCAACGCTTCGGCCGTTGAGCCTGACATGTGACGGTCAACGCCTTCGGTAACGATCTGGATGGACCTGTGCACAATCGCCCACCCCCATCCCACATCGTCCTCGGTGATCACCGGTGTGGAGGGATCCCTGCTGACTGCGCGGATGGATGCTAACCGCAGCGTATTCTCCGCCGCACGCCCGTTTATATGATGCTCCTTCTCATTCCAGGCGGCATCGTGCTGCCAGAGGAATACCTGCGTCCAGAGCTTGTAGGCGTCTCCTTCTTCGTCGCCTTCGAACGGGATCATCAGCTTCCTTGCACCGGAGCCTTTAGGCTTTGGAAAGTCGGTTTGCGCCTGTTTCAGCGTGGCCACCAAAGCCGATGGCATGACGGCCTTGCGGTTGAGCGTGGGAGGCCTGATCTCTGCCGGCCCGTTCCCCTCAATGAAAATGAACCGCGAGAGGAAACCATCGTTGAGCGAGGCGTCCGAGAGGCCGGCGTAGAGCGTCGTCGGGGTGGTCATGCCCAACACGGTGAGGGCCGGACCGTCGATCGGACTGTCGTCCTTCTTGGTCTCATCGGAAGCATATTGACGACCATGGAAGACCGAGTCGGCTTGGTCGTAGATCGCCAGAAGGAACTTCCGGATCGATGCTGACGCTGCGTTGCTGCGCTTTGCATTGATGTCCTGAAGGGTGACACCGAATTCGTCCATTACGACGACTGTCGAGCTATTCCGCCTGAGCATGCGTTCGATAGCAGCGTAGCTGGTCGGGTCGCCGTTGGTGACCGCTCCGGGCTTTCCTGCGCTCGCCGCGAGAGCAACGATTGACTTGGGGGCGTGCCCCTTCCCGCTCGCAACACCCATGACAGTCGTGAGGAAGAGGTTGAGACCGCTGCGCGTCGGTCCCAAGGCCTTGTCGCCGAACATGCCGCCGAGAAGAGCTAGTGCGGACGTGAGCGACAGCTCCGGCACTGGAATGATCGCTGTAGACGTGATCCACCGGCTAATTTCCGCGAGAAGTCCGCCCGCCGCTTCAGGTGAGAAAGGATCTGGATGCATGCGCGGTAAAGCGGGTAGCGACCTCGGTGGGTCTTGCTCTGGCTCATTGTCGTTGGCCGCAGCCAGTGGTTGGGTCTTGGAGGTGAACTTCGCAATGATCCCCTTAGCTGCCTCCTCTCCGGTCGCCCTAGCTTCCTCATGCGGGGTACCGAATTTGGCCCACATCCTTTCAAAGTCGGCGCGCGCATCTCGGCTTTCGTAGCGCCTGAACCAATCGCCGGTAGCGGCCAGAAAAGCGGCGCAGGCTTGTTCGGCGGTCAGACCGTCGAACGCGAGCTGTTCGACGACTTTGGAGGCCCAGACTGAGCGGTCTCCGATATCACTGGCCGCGAGTAGCTCGATTGCAGTGTCCGAAAGAGCAATGCCGTCAAGCGAAGGCAGCTCCCCCAGTGTCACCGTTCGGTGACATTGTTCTGGCGACATCCATGGAGCGAGCACCCGCTGGAGTTCATCAACGCTGGTCAGGCTGCCGTCCCAAGCTTCGGCAACGGTGACAACGGCGGGTTCCGCCGACCGTCCGCGGGCGAGCTTCTTGGCATTTGGCCAATTTAGGCAACCTGGTACCCGCCAGACGTGCGACACGTCCATGGTGCAATGATCACTATTCGCCGCACGCTTCAGGGCGCCCGCGAGCGGCTTCGCCTCAGCAGGAGTGAGCGGCTTGTCCAGCAACAGCACGCACTGGTAGTTGCCGGGAGAGCTCTCCACAACATAGTTCGGTTCAAGTGGCATATGCCCGGATCTGCCGGTATCGTCGTCCATATCCGCGACCAGGGCGAGCACGGCGACAACGTCCACCTCGCTGCCCTTCTTGCCTCGCGGTAGCGAGGACCGCATCAAGTTGGGGCAAAGGTACACGTTCGCGTGGGGAGTGGCCGCGTGAGCCATCACGGCCTCTGTCGTACCGTCAACGTCGCCGACGGCATGGTGGCTAATAATGCCTCCGGCCTTATCCTCTCCGTTTGGGTTGGCGAAGAATACCGAAACCACGAACTTACCGGCGATGCCGGCCGCCAATTGATGAAGCACTTCGACGTGAGCGCGGACGGCCGTTTCGTCGAATGCGGGTGTGAGGTTAGGCTTCTGACTGATGGCGGACAATTTCGGCAATCTGGCCTCCAAGTGCTTTTGATGCGGCTTCTGTGATTTTCTCGGCTATGACCGGCTGGAAGGTCACCGCGTGGTGACCACCGATATTTCCCGAAACTGTGCGACGGGTGCCGTCGGTGTACTCGCGTAGCATCAGTCCGTTGATGCGAATGTCACCTAGCTGAACGCTGAAGCGGGCGATGGTGCGCCCGGATCCAGGTGATGAAGGCGGTCTTTCGACCGCCTCCAGATGTCGGATCACGGGATCCATCAGCGACGACCCGCAGCCACACGATCGAGATGCGCCCGGTCATTCTCGATCTTCTCTATGCATGCCTGCCAGACAAACTCGGCGGTCCGTTTGTCAGCGAAGAACGCATCTCCGACAGTCCGAACTGACGTGGACCCAGGTGACCGATCGACGAAGCGCAGTCGTGCGCGGTCACCGGCGACGCCCTCCGTTCGAGCAATGAGGTCGATGGCAAACTCCGATCGGTCCAGCAATCGAGCGTCCTGGGCGTAGCCATCCATGAAGTCCAGGGCGAGCGCGAAGCCTCTCAGGTTACGGATCTGCCGATCCTCCCCGAGCATCGCGGTACGTGGTTCACACAGTTGCAGATATTTAGACAATATTCCTCCTTCGCCGGCATGATGGCCGGTCGGTTGGTTGTTGATGGTGGTGATGTGATCGGGCACGCCGATCAATTTTACTGCTATCGGAAACCTCTCCCCTGCATTAGTGTTTACTAATGAGGAGGAAGCTGAAATGAAACACGTCGACAACCGGCAGGTACGGGTACCCGGTCCGCCACGCGATCACTGCGTCGAGACTTCATGCGGTAAAGCTGGTATCAGTGAGAAAGAAACGCAGAAGATGCTGCGGTTGTTGGGAAAGCGCGCGGCCATCCACGAGCTTTCGATCAATTTGAAAGACCGACCGCCGAAGTTCCGTTAGGCGGCAAGGATCGAGGCGCGGCTTCTTCGATCACGAAGGGTGCGTTCTGGGATAGATGGTTGGATAGTCTCCTCTTGTGGTGGTGCTCTCCCGGCGCTGGTAACGCCAGTGATGAACGCAACAACGGCGGTTACATTGGCCGATGTCAACCGTCAGAATAGGGACCGGATCTCCGCTTTTATCCATCCATGCAGGGCGTAGTGAGTGCGCGCAGTACTCCCGGCGCCGTGGCGCATAATGCATGGGGGGTACCAATATGTCTCATGAACCCGCCGGCGGTTTGCATCCGTAATGATTTTGCGCTGGATGATGGAGAAATATGCGACGCCGTTCCCGTCCTCATCTACGGTCACCATAGGCTTCTGGCCTTGAAGAAGCGTGGCGAGGCCGCAGTCGAATGCATAGTTTATGACGTTGACGATCTGCACGCCGAACTCATGGAAATCGATGAGAATCTTGCCCGGTCGGAGCTGACGCCCGCTGAGGAAAGCGCATACATTCTGCGCCGTAAGCAGATTTGGGAGGAGATGAATGGCCCCGTTGGTGGGCAAAATTTTCCCACCAACGATCTTCGCGTTGACGGGCGAAGAAAGGGTGAGCAACACCACAAGCAATTCGCCGCAGAAGTCGCAGAAGTCACCGGCTCATCCAAGCGCGACGTCAACCTCAAAATCGCCCGCGCCCGCGAACTTTGGCGTTAAGTCGGCTTGCGCCTAGACTTTGTCCACTCACCCAAGCGCTCTTGCCCATCCGGCGCCGTGGCGGCAAATCCTGCGGTAATCCCGAAATATGCGTCGTAAAATCGCCGGACGAGTGGGATGGGCCGTCCGTCATGTAACGGATCCCTACGCGGGAATCCCTTTCGCTCAAGCTGAGGGACCACCGTCTTGATCCACATGGCGGCGCGCTCTTTGCCGACGATAGCAATGGCGAGATCGTGATCGCTCGCGAAAAGGGGGAGTTTAGCGAGGGCGTCAGTCATCGCTGGTTCTTCCGGCGCGCATTCTCACGCTCATTGGCCAAACGGCGCAGCGTGGCCTTCGCCGCAGCAAGGGCTAGTTCGCCTTCATTCGTAGCCGACCCCTCCACCTTGAGTGGGGATTTCTGTTGAACTCGGCATAAGACTCTCATCTTTTCGATTTCTGACAAGGTTGTGTAATCCTTGCCCGCGATACGTTCGATAACAAGTCTTCCGCGCTGAAACTCTCGCCGTAGTCCCTTCTCGGTCATGGACCCATCTGGAAACGCCAATGCCGCTACGCGAGCTAGGCGCAGCGGTGTATTTTGGTCAATTCGATCTTTGTCAGGGGAGTGCATTTAGGAATCCAGCCAACCACAATTATTGCCACCGGCGCGAACGCCGAAAGCTTATTGATGTCTCCTCTTGTGGTGTCGCTGGTGAGGCGTGGGATGACGTTAGGGGGATGGACTTGCGCCAAACTTGCCTGTCACCAATGCGGATGCTCTCCTGCACGTCTGGAACCAGAGAACTCCGTACGCCGGAGCATTAGGCTCTTGGCCATCAGGTTTGCGCTCGCAGCTTTACGACGCCTTCGCCGCGATCATTGTTGATGAATTCGATGCCGGCGGATTCCAGTGCTGCGCGGATATCCGCCACCGTCCTCTCTTTCAATTCCTCTCCCGCCTCGAGCCTGGATACGGTGGCCGGCGCGACCTTAGCCAGCGCGGCCAGATCCCGAACGCCTAACCCAAGAGCGACCCTGGCCATCTTGCATTGGATCGGCAACATTTTTTGGAACCTCGTTATAAAAACATGTTGACGTTATCAAACCCTATGGTTATTAGAACCATGTACTCATTTTAGAGCTACAGTTCAACACGAGGAGCACACATGAACATGCACACCAACATCACGGCTGCCGATAGAACCCTCCTTCCTCGCGGTCTAATCGCGAGAAGACGCGCCCCAAGAGCGCGGTGGAAGTTCCAAATCGGCGCGATGGTCGAGTTTGGCGAATTGCTCGCGGTTGTCGCAGAGCGGAGCCTCTCCGCCCTCGGCCATCAGATTTTTACCCTCCACATTCTCGGCGAAGCGCACGGACGTCCGACCCGCGTGGTCCGTGCCGAGTACATCAGCAATGTCCCTACTTTGAAGGTAGTCGGCATCTACACGCCCCTGGTCGACCATGTCGAAGATCCGCCGATCCGTCCTTCTCAAGCTCTTTGA